TGTGTGATCTCTGCTGCCGAATATACCGCCCACCTCTGATAAGGTGATTTCCGTTTGATTAAGCAAATACCACATGGTTATGTGGCGGGCTACTACGATATTTCTCATCCGGCTTTTGGATTGCATATTTTCAAATGGTATGCGGAAATAGTTACTGCAAGTTTTTATGATGTTATCTATTTGTAGCTTTGAGTTCAATACGATAGGTACATTCACTTTCCCTTTCATACCGGGGAGAGCGAAGTAGCTTATCCTTTGTTTTGGCGTGGATGGCAAGTAAAGAGTAATAAAGGGGGATGCGTTTAAGCGTTCTGTTTTGAGTTTTTTGGTTAGCATTGTGCATTGTTTAAAATTGATGTGAATAAAACCCCCCGACACTTCTGCCAGGGGGAAACCAAAACTAACCACGAGATAGTAAATTTACGTATTCTGCGCTAAATGGCAAGGCGAATAACTCCTGCATTAATTCACGGCTTACCAAAATTGCCCCATTGTTGTAAGTTGACCGGATAGACTTATAAGGTATGTGCATTTCGTTAAAATCCAAATCTTCAAGCATACGCTCCTTTGTAGGGTATTCCTCATACCGATTAGCGTTCGGGCTAAAGATTTCATACACCGTGCGAATATCTACTAACTCCGTGCGCTGCATGTAAAATTTAATCGTGTAGATAGGCTCGCCCGAATCATCGTAACATACGAAGGAGTTGCCTTTTCTGTCATACTGTAAGCCCGTACGCTCTGCGTATTGTTGGGCCAATTGCGGGGTTGAAAGTACTACTGTTGTCATGGTTGGTTGGTTTAATATAATGAATGAATAGTTAAAACTCCGGTGTATTTGTTATCCCTCCTAATCCTTACGCATTGCTTCTTTGCATCGTGCAAACTTTGTGCAAGTATAATATCTCGCAGGATGTTGTTGAAGTAGATGAGGTAGGTGTTCATGGTAGATATATGATTATCAAATAAACTAACGCACAGACAAATATAGATGCACCTACACATAATCCAATACCGTAAAACATTTTATTAAAGTTATCTGCATTATGTAAAATTTTACATACAGAAACTATAACCCAAATAATTATCAATACCGTTATTGTTATCATGTGTCAAAGATATAAATTCAATCCAATATCACCCAAATTTATTTGGAATTATTTTTGCAATTTAGTTGCATTTTCTACTATCTTATTGATTTTCATGCACTCCGAATACGATAATTCTGCTTTGCCGTTAACAAATTCATGCAGTTTTAGTTTGCGGATGCCTGCTTTTCGCTCGATTGCTGATAGGTTGAATACGTGTTGACCTTTGAATAGTTGTCTTAATTGTTCCATGATTTGTGTTTTATAAAATTGATAATTTTCTATTTCGAATTGTTCTTTGTTATAAATTCTACGCAAGGCATCCATAAAAATATATTTTTACAAACCTACAAAATAATTTTGGTAGTATCAAAACTATTTGCAATCTTTGAGTCCTAAATCAAAAACACATGAACATCGTAAAACACACCGCCACCGAAATAATGAGCATCGGTAAGGCGTTTGCGGAATCGGGAATGTTTCCTGACATCAAATCCGCAGCACAGGCTATTGTTAAAATTCAAGCAGGTGCCGAGTTGGGTATCGCACCTTTTGCCGCAATGAGTGGAATCCACATAATAAGTGGTAAGCCAACTATCGGAGCAGGCGTAATGGCTGCAATGGTAAAAGCATCGGGCAAGTACAACTATCGGGTAACGGAGCAGACCGACAAAGTATGCTCTATTGATTACTACGAAGGTGCTGAAATGATTGGTACTTCTACCTTCACTATTGAAGATGCCAAGAAAGCAGGTACTAAAAACACCGACAAGTTCCCACGTAATATGCTATTTGCACGTGCGATGAGTAACGGTGTTAAGTGGTACACTCCGGATGTATTCGCAGGCCCTGTTTACGTACCCGAAGAGATGGAATCAGTAGGGCATATTAATGGCAGCATTTACGATATTGCTGCCGAAAGTTGGAAAACCAAACGCATCCTAACAGATGAGCAATTCCAAAACGCTATCGTTAAAATTCAAGATGGTGAATGTATCAAAGGATCAACCGTAACCGTTTACGATTGGGTACGTACCGAATGCCAGCTAACCGAAGCACAACAAAATACCTTTAACCTTTTAAACACTACAGATAATGGAACTGATTAAATTTAACCACACTACAAAAGAAGAACGTACACAGGTTGTACGTGAAATCTTCGATGAATTACTGAACGGCCGCATTAACCCTATGGAGTTACACATCCGGATGAAATGCATAGAGGAAGTAGTAAAGCAATTAACCTCAATGCCTGCTTATAAAGCTATCGTACTGGATGATGCCGAGAAACATGGCAAGTCCTTTCAGTATCACAATGCTAAGGTTGATATTCGGGAGGTTGGGGTTAAGTATGATTATTCGGGATGTGGGAATAAATCGTTGTCTCAATCGTATTTAGAGCAAGAGGCTATAAACGATTACGTTAAGGATTTAGAAACCTATCACAAAGGACTGCCCACATCCGGCATACAGGTACTTAACCCATCCACAGGCGAAGTTGAAACACATTATCCACCTGCGAAAACTTCTACCACATCGGTGGCGGTAACGCTTAAATAGAAAAGTTATGGAAAAATTAATTGTGGGTATAATATTTGCAATATTATTTTTATTTAATTATGTAATTTATAAAAAAGAAGATAAAAATAAAAATTATATTTTTTCTGGACTTGCTTTAATTGCTTGTATTGTCTGCATACTTGTTATAATTAAAATGGGGTTGAAATAAGCACGGCAACCACCTTGGCGTAACCGAAAATAAATATCGGCTTGGGATAACGTCCCCGTGTAATGCGGGGAGATACAGGTTCGAGTCCTGTAGGTGGTTCTAAATCATACCGGCTCTGATTAACCGGCGAATCAATGGCAACACTTATTAACGCCTACATCACAAAGGCGAAACTTGAGCAACTGCTTGCATACGCAGACAAAGGAGTAGCCTTCACCATCGCAGTAAACGATGAAGCGAATGCCTACAATCAGAATGTATCTCTTTACCTTTCGCAGACAAAGGAGCAAAGGGAAGCTAAAGAAAGTAAAACCTACTTTGGAAATGGTGCGGTAGTATGGACTGATAACAAGGTTACACTTGCACCGAAGAAAGATGCAGCACCTGCGCAGGCTGCTACTGAAGATTCAGGATTACCCTTCTAACTCACCAGGGAGGGGACAAATTAACCCCTCCCTTAATCACAAACCATGACCATCCACCAATACATCGAACGAAAATACTTTCGGCTAAACACAACCGCCACAATCCGCAACGGGGTGCTTTACCATTGGGTTAACGAAAGATGGATGCCGAACAAGGAATTTGAACGGATATACCCTTTGCCGAATAAGGTGGGGAAGCAACTTACTAATCTTGACAAGAATAAAAATTCATTACTATGACCCACGGATCATTATTCTCCGGCATAGGCGGCTTTGACCTGGCTGCTGAATGGATGGGTTGGGAAAACGTATTCCATTGCGAATGGAACGAGTTTGGTAAAAAAGTATTACATCATTATTGGCCACAATCAATTTCATATCATGACATCACTAAAACAGACTTCACTATTCACCGAGGAAAAATTGACATCCTCACAGGAGGATTTCCATGCCAACCATACTCATCAGCCGGAAAGCGAAAAGGAAAGGAAGATGATCGACATCTCTGGCCGCAAATGCTTAGAGCAATTAGAGAAATTCAACCACGTTGGGTTGTGGGCGAAAACGTTCTCGGCCTTGTTAATTGGTCAGGGGGATTGGTATTCCACGAGGTGCAAGCTGACCTGGAAGCTCAGGGGTACGAAGTATGGCCGTATGTACTGCCAGCTGCAGGTGTCGGCTCTTGCCCACACAGAAGGGATAGGGTTTGGTTTGTTGCCTACTGCTCGAGCATCAAACCCAGGAAGCAGACCGAACGGGAAAGGGGGGAAAGTATTGAACGAAGAAGCACAAATAATGGCAGGAGTTCGTCAGAGAGGACAATATCTACTCCCAACACCTCAAGCGATGGATTCAATGCAGAATCCGGCCGGGCAAATAACACCATCGGGCAGAATAATAAGCAATCAAGGACACAACGGAAGCGCACCATTGAAGGACTTAGCAATGAATGGCCTACTGCCCACCCCAACGGCAATGGACTCAACCAACGCAACGGCAACGATGAAGAGCAGCCAGGTGAAGGAGGGGAGTATGCACTCAGTAACGCTGACACGGGCAATGAGTATGGGGATGTTGCCGACACCGAGGGTGAAAGGACACGGGAACTCACATCAGAGAGTAGTAGAAGGCAGAATAGACGATTTAACAACAATGGCGAAACATGGGATGTTGCCGACACCGGCCACACGGGATTACAAGGGAGCCAGGTCAACGGAAGCATTAGAGGAAGCAGGAAGGAATCAGACAAATTCGCTTCCGGATGCGTTCGCTCAAACTGGCAAAACTTCCCAACTCAATCCCCCATTTGTTCTCGAGATGATGGGCTTTCCTCCCGACTGGACGGAATTACCTTTTCTAAGTGGAGAAACGAATCAATCAAAGCAGCCGGCAACGCTATAGTACCACAAGTGGTTTATCAAATCTTTAAAGCAATTCAGCAATATGAAACAACACCCCCTCTGGAA